ATTCAAGACATAGATATTTTGATGATGCTACGGGCATGATGGTTACTACAGTCCTCACAAAAATGCAATTATTAGATTTATATCCTCAATTAGGCGAAATTCCCGAAGGTGAAGAAAAACCATTAATAGATTCAGTTGAAGCAAATGGGGATGATGAAGATTATCCAGATGCGACTAATAGTACAACTATGCAATCATTTACTCCTGACAATGTTAAAGATAAAGATATGGGAGAAGGTTCTGAAAAATATAGATTAATTGAATATTATCGAAAAGTAAGAATCCCATTTTATAGAGTAATAGATACAAGGTCTGGGGAATAAAAAATTATGACTCAAGAACAATTTATGGTGATGGCTAAAGATAAAGATTTTGCACAAGCTATAAAACAAAAATTAATTGATTATGTAGAAGTTCAGCAACCAAGAATTAAATTAACTTGTACTGTAGGACAAATAGTATTATATGAAATGATATGTGATTCAGATATATATCCTATTATACCTGTTCCTAATATATGGACAAATACTCCATATCCTATGAGCGATGTACGGAAAAACAAACAATTTCAAAGGTTCCTCAATAAGACTGTGTCACTTATCACATCACATGCACAAGCGAGTGCAGGTCTTAAATTACTTATACCCCAAGGAAGTGTTAGCGATATAGAAGAACTCGAAAGGGATTGGGCAAATCCTAATGCAACTATCGAATATGATGCATCTTTTGGGGAACCACATTTTCCAGCACCGCAACCATTATCTAGTTCAATATTATCATTACCTAAAATGGTTGAGGGATATATTGATTTAAATATGGGTATATTTGAAATGATGCAAGGTTCATCAGAAGCAGCACCAAGAACATATTCCGCAACTATGATGATGGAAGATGTTGGGCAAAGAAGGTCAAAGTCTAAGTTAAGAGATATAGAAGGTTCATTGAAAAGATTAGGAAGAGTTGTTCATAATATGGCTAAACAACATTATACATTCCAAAAAACATTTAGAATAGTTCAACCCAACAATGACTTAACAGAATATACTATTAATAAAAGATTATATGATGATAAAACTAAAGAATTACAATCAATTGAAAATGATATAGGTGTTGGACAATTTGATATTAGAATTATAGGGAGTTCTACACTCCCATCTAATAAGTGGGGAGAATGGCAGATTTATATGGAAGCATTTCAAGCAGGACTTATTGATAGAGTTGAAGCCCTTAAGAAGACAGAAATATTTGATAAAGAAGGAGTCTTGCAAAGAACCGATGAAGTTGCTAAATTACAGGGTATGATACAACAAATGGAACAGCAGCTTAAGAAAGTAAGCGGTGACTTACAAACAGCACAAAGAGAAGAAGTGGCTGCTAGAGAAAGAACTGAAGTAGAGAAATTTAAAGGAAGACTTAAAGAAATTGAATTAGATTCTAAGGCATCAACTAAGATGTCTATGAATAAATTATCAAATGCGGTGAAACTCGAATCAGAGAAATTAAGACTTAAAAATAATCCAAGTCCTAGTCAAACTCAAAAAAGAAAAGAGAAATCGCAGAAAGGAGCAAAAGCATGACAGACGCATTAGAGCAAGGACATCCACAGGGTGAAATCTATGATAATGTAGGGCAAGACGAGGGAGTTAATAATCAAGAGAGTTCTACGGACTGGGAAGACCAAGCAAAATACTTCCAAGGCGAAAAGGATAAACTCTATGAGGAAAATCAAAATCTTAAGAAATACGAAAAAGTTGGGAAATTTTTGGAATCACGACCTGATTTAGTACAGCAAATGTCTAGTACTATACAGGGTGGTCAACCAACAGCCCCACAACGTATTGTATTAGAGAAAGATGAATTTGACCCTTGGGAGGCCTATAATGACCCATCGTCTAAATCGTACGAGTTCAGACAGCAAGAACTACAGGAATCCATTAATGGAGCCGTTAGTCAACAACTTGAAGGAGTAAAGAGAAATCAAGGCATGTCGCAATTACAAGGTGAATTAGCACAGCGAGGTATGAACCAAGCTGAGATAGATTCATTTATGAAATTTGCTTCTGCTAATCCTGCCGAGTATGGTGTTGATGGCGCTATTAAGATGTGGAGAGCTGTGGTTGAGTCTGAAGCCAGTAATCAAGAAATGCCACAAAATCCATTGGATGGTATTCGTCAAACACAGGGTAATCCTGCAGTTGGAGGCGTGTTACAAGGTCAACAACCACAGACTCCTAAGAGTGATGAACAATCAATGTGGGATAGCATAACTAAAGCTGGAAGTCGTGCGAAAGTATTATAAATGATAACAATTAACAGGAGAATAACAAATGGCAACATATAATCAAGGACAGTTGAAATTTGGCGACCCTGGTGCGGTAATTGATAGTACAATACCATCAAGAAGACTGTATGACTTTAGCGATAGAGTTGCAGAATTAGCCCCAGAAGAGTCTCCATTTTTCGTATACTTGTCAAAAGTAGGAAAAGTGCCAACATCAGATTCTCAATTCCGATTCTTAGAAGATAGAACAAAGATTGCTATAACAGATAGAGGGTTTTCATTAGATGATGCTCATACTATCCCAATAGCTGGAAGTTCTATACAATATACTGTTGATGATGGTAATGGCGCAGCTCCAGGATGGCTTGTTAAGGGTATGGTATTTTATGTAGGTGATACTACAGATACTACTCTTCAACCAGAAGGTGCAGTTGTTCGTATCGAATCAGCTCCAGTCGTAGGTTCTACAGAAACAACATTCACAGGAAAAACTATAAAGCAAGCATCAGATACATCAAAAGATGGTGACGATGGAACTGCTGATGGTGCAGATGGTGATAAGTGTGTCGTAATCGGAACTGCCTTTGCAGAAGGCTCTGGTGCTCCAGACGTATGGTCTCAAGAGTTAGATAATGATTATGGGTATACCCAAATCTTTAAAACAGCTTGCGAGATGTCTAATACAGCTAGAGCAACAGTTTACAGAGGATATGCTGATGAATGGGCACGATTATGGAATCTTAAATTAAGAGAACATAAAGTTGATATAGAAAGAGCAATGCTTTTCGGAATGAGAGCATCTCAAAGCGGGATACAATATACAGAAGGTATTGTAGGTCATATAATTTATAATGGTAATACAGGGGGCTCAGTTCAAACAACTGGTGATACTCAATTAGCTTATAATGATGGCTTGCCTTATATGAAAACTTTTGCTGATAGTGAAGTCTCATATGATGTATTACTTTCAGATTTAGAAGTTGTATTTGACCCTGCAAGAGGTGGAAGTCAATCTAAATTAGCGCTATGCTCACTTCCAGTACTATCTTATTTCAATAAATTGGGTAGCAATACATTTGTTGGTAACACAGCATCTGCAACAACTCCATATAATTTTGAAAGAAGTACTGGTACATTTGGTCATAGGGTTCAAAAAATCGAAACTATACATGGTGATTTAACTCTTGTAAAAGAACCTTTATTTAGAGGTTTAGCTGCAGGATTTATGTGTATGGTTGATTTAGACCATGTATCCTATAGACCATTAGTTGGCAATGGTGTTAACAGAGACACATCTATCACTACCAATGTTCAACAAGCAGATGAAGATTTAAGAAAAGATATGATATTGACCGAAGCAGGTCTTGAAGTATCTCTTCCTGAAACTCATGCATTGTTTAATTGGGAAGGTAGATATACCGATGGTTCATAAGGAGGATAAATGAGAAGTAATATTAATAATTCTAGTAGTGGAAGTAATTTAAGAAAAAATATTAACTTGATTTATTCTCAAGATGATGATGCTACATTACCTTTAAGTGTTGAAGAGAGTGGTTCTTTAGTACTTCTAAGGAATTGTGGAGCAGCAAAACTTATTGATTTGCCTCCAGCATCAGGGAACGCAGGTGTATATTATGATTTCTTGTCACACGAATCATTATCCGCTCATGCAACAACAATTCAAGCTAAAGATGGTACTGATTACTTTATTGGCACAATTGCCGATGGTGAACAGGCTACAACAGCTCAAGTAGCTATGGCAGTTGGTGATGCATATGACCAATTTATTATAGGTGCAAGTGCAGCTGGTGGTGAATTTGAAATGCGATTAGTATGTGATGGTGATAATTGGTATGTTATGTTTGCAATATCTCAAGATATTGGTGATATAACAGGTGGAACAAGCTCTTCTAATACTAGAACAGTATAAACCGAATAAATAAGGTTTAATAGTTTTGTAGAACTATGCAGGGTATCGTATAAAGGATGCCCTGCGAATCTACTAAATGTTAACATAAAATTTAAACAAGCCCATTCACGCACAGCCAGTGCTTAGGGCAGGAGGTAAATATGGCAGAAACAAAGATTCATGGATTTACAGTACAAGAAAAACTGAACAAAATGGATGTCGATGTCGTTACATTGACTGTGGCTTCGACAACTAATGCATGTTCGGATGCAGAGGTTATCTTTCAAGGTGATGAAATAGAAAACGCGGTTGCGGTAAATGGAGGAACTTGCATACTTCAATCAATAGGATTATTGGACGATGATGATAATGGAGGTGCTATTGATTTAGTATTCTTTGATTCAGATGTTGAATTAGATGATAGTGATGATGGAACAGTTATTGATGCAGCTGATGGAACTATTCCAGATGCTATACTTGGTGTTGTCCAAATATCTAATTATTTCGATGGTGTTCTTTGGCAATATGGACATAAAGAAAATCTAGGACTTGTATTAAAAGCTGCTTCTGGGTCAAGAAGTATTTATGTTGCTGGTGTTAATAGAAGTGGCGGGGCATTAACTTGGACTGCAGCAGGAATACGATTAAAGCTTGGATTTATAAAAGACTAATGTTTCCTACAAGAGCAATGACTATATTGGGTGGAGATGAGTTCAGAGATGAATATTCTCTTGCATTTGATGGAAGTAATGACTTTATTGACTTTGGAGATACCAATGATTTAGGGACAGGGGATTTCTCTATAACTGCTTGGATAAAAGCTGCTGATTATGCTGATTTTTATATATTATCTAAATATCAGACTAGTGGTATTAGATGGTATTTTGCTATTAATAGTTCTGATAAGGTCACATTTTATGGAAATCCAGCATCAGGTACTACATTATCTATGTCAGGAACTGGGGCATTGACTGGGGCACATTTAAATAATTGGGTTCATGTTACATTTTCTTGTGATAGGGATGGCAATATGAGAACATTTATAAATGGAGTCTTTGATAAAACAGCTAGTGGAAGTGCTATAGATTTAGATAATAGTGCTAGTTTAGTAACTGCTTGTAGAAATGATGGTTCAAGTCATGTAACTGGAAGTATTTCAGAGATAACTATGTATAATATAGCTTTGTCTGATTCTCAAGTTGCTACTATTTATAATGACAGAGAACCATATAATCACAAGGAGGGTGTTGCATCGGGAAATCTTACATCTTGGTGGAGAATGGGTGATGGTGTTTTAGATAGATTCAATCTTGTTGGTGATGAAACAAATGCAACGATAGGTGATGAGCAGATACTTGATGATAAAAATGAAACAGGATTCGCATCTACTGATTGGGCAGTATATAATATCGCAGGTGGAAATCTGACAGTTGTTTCAAGTAAACTCCAAGTAGTTACTGAGACAGATGAAGCTAATGAGGGAGTACAACTTGATAATTCTAAACTTACTACACCTGTAGTTGGAAAAATATATAGAATATCAGCTGAATTACAACAAACTGCTGGAGCAACTACTCCTACTATGTATTTTGATTATGCAGGTACAGCATCGGAATCATTTACAATTACTGGTGATTCTGTTATATATACAAAATATATTCTTGCTACAAATGCTGGCAGTGATTTGTTTATATATAATGCTGCAAGTGCATCTGCTACAACTTTTAAAATAGATAATGTATCTGTTAAAATAGTTAATGGTACTCCTGGTGTGATGCTTAATATGGATGCAGCAGATTTTGAAGGAGATACTCCCTAATGGATTACAGTAAAAGAAAATGGATTATAATAAATG